TTTGGTAGCGCTCGGCGCAGACAGCTTCATGCGTGAGTAGCTCTTGCTGTAACTCAGCTACTGTCATCTTTGGCACTCATAGCCTCCAACACTGCTTCGGTTTGATCTTCTACTTTTACCTCCGGTTCATCTGGTAACTCAGGTTCAACAACCAATACACATCCTTCCTCAACAGGGTCTGCTGTCCTAGCAAACGTACCGTTAGGAAACATATATAGAGGAACTCGTTTCATTAATCATTTCCCGCTGGCTGTGCGTTCTCTTCAGCTACTGCTCGTTCAGCAGCAGTCTGTACAATATCTAGCTCAAAAGCTTGTGCTACTTGCGCTGTTTCACCTGTTGCAATCTGAATATCGTTAGTATTGCAATGTGCTACTAACAAAGAAATAATCTCTTCTTTTGCTATCCGCGCTCTATTTTTCAAAGCGTTATCTGCCCAATCTTGAACAACAGCAGCATACTCTAGGCTTTTGTTTTCTGTGTCTGTAAGGCTTACTGTAATATCTGGCATTATTTTCTCCTTTTAACCTAGCATGTGACCGCAAAAGAAACAGTTGTTACGATATAATTCACCATTCGCAGTTCCTGAGGCTCTCATGTAGACTTTCACACTATCGCTTGCTGCCAGTTCAACTATAACTGTTTCGGTGTAACCAGTATCATAGTCACCATCGTTTTGATAAGCTATAATACTTGTATGATTTATCTTAGTACTATTTTTATAAAAACCGGCTACCCAATAGTTTGTATTATCTCCTTGACCTCCAGCTAGTCTTCCATAAGTACCCATCGAAAATATATAGCGCCCAGCGGCTGGAGCGGTAAATATATGAGTGCCTGTGTCGAAATGGCTACCGACATTATGAGTTGTAACCGAATGAGGAACCGTAAGGTCTGAGCCATTACTAACCGTAAGCCATCCGCCACTTCCTTTTGCATAAAAGCTTGGCTGCTTTGGCATCGTGACACGGCCGTGGCCGCTATCTACTCTAAAGTAAGTTCCAGTACCTGCATGATCTGTAACTTGTAATAGTGGGTAGCCATTAGCTGCTGATGAAGCGTCTTTTACCCAAACATTATACGGTGTTGCAGCTGTTGTATTTTGAAACTTTGCTACAAAATCAGCGCCAGCAGCTAGAGTCGCGTCGATAGGATTTGCCGGTGTCGCAGTTCCAAACCCAACATGGTTGTTTGTAGCATCAACAAAAAGCGTGCTGGTATCAAAGGCGACATCATTACCAGAAGTAATAGATATAGCAGTGCCAGATGCAGATGCCGAAGTAATACCATCTACTCCTAAATCATTAAATAAAGCAGCTACAGGGCGGAGTTCAAACCTGTCACCGATAGCAAAAGCAGTTCCTGACGTACCATCTTGACCGCGAATTACAGTAAGTGAATCGGAAGAACGTGCAGTTACTTTAACAATTTCAAGATTATTGCTTGTGTCAACAAGTGTACCATAGAAATGATCGCTGCCGCCAAGCGTAGGAAATCTAGCACCTTGGCCGCTGTCTAACGTAAGAGTTGTAGCTGTCGTATTTATCGCAGCTGATAGCGTCCCAAACGCATTATTTGTAACTTTTACGCCCATAAGATTACTCCGGTTTAGTTGGCCATGTCACATCATCAAGACCTGTTACACCATCCTGTGCCGGTGCATCACGCAATGCTTGACGGTAGGTTTTCCAAGCGTCAGACATGGTAACGTCAGAGTTAGCCATCCAATCTGTCTCTGCCAAGCGTCTGTCACGCTCTTCACGCAGTAAACGCATAGGCTCCGCGTTGGCTAGTTCAGTTTTCTTAGCTGATGCTTGCGCCCATGTAACTCCAAAATCACTAGGTTTATCGCTTTCGATTGCAGTGCCGTTAGCGTCTTCGCCTGTTACCTTGCGAAACATTTCGTTAAACTCTTCTTCAGAAGTAGGTTCACCACGCAAGACCCATTCTTTTATGCCTAACGCTGTTAATGCTGCTGATATATCTGTCATCAAATACCTCCTATGACGCTGTCATGTAATTAAAAACTCCGAGCATATACCCGTTAGCGGTTCCGCCAATATTGCTAAAGTTCATGTCAACGCGATTTATGTTACTGCCACACCCTTTAAACGTAGCGTATTGTGCAGCGCTTTCGGGACGACACGTTATATAACTTACGCCAGAAGGAAAAGGTACTCTAGACGCTTCAATCCCATTACCGCCCCACAGGTCGCTAAGTACATCGCAGGGAAACGGTAAGCGCATGTAGAGAACGCCACTACTCGAAGTTGTATTACTCCAACCGAAATAAAAGTTACATGTAACTAGTCTTCCTACTTTAACGTAATAACCTGTACCACCTGCATTTATTGTCCATCCTGCTAGTAAAGATACAGATGATGTAGAAGTAGAAGGCCTGCAATCCCAAGTACCCTGTTGGAAATCATCTAAAAGATTAGCTGCTGCGGTACCTCCTATTTTTATACCGTTAGCATTCTGTATGCTATCAACATTTAAAATAGAAGTCATTGGGCTATCTCCGATAGAATAATAGTGCTTCTAGTGCTTCCATTTCCACCTATACCATAATTATTGATACCAACATTAGCTGCTCCAGTGCCGCTTCTCATATATAAAGTATATGTTGTTGCACTTGTTGTACTAGGTGAATCTAAATAATAATGAGCAACTGATTGAGATGCTGTTTCTCCGTTTTGCCCAACTGCCGTTGAAACAGAATGGTGATTAGAACTGCCTTTATATATATGAAAAACTATATAATCAGTTTCAGTAGCATGGTAAGCACCATTTATTGAGAGTGAAATTAAAATTTTACTACTTGAAAACTTTGGAGTTATAGTTGCACTTAAATTTGAAGCCGTAAGACTTGTAGAAGATGTTATATTAAATGCCGTAGCAGAGCCTTCTACAACTTGAACAACATGCCCTGCAATCTGCACCCCATTACCACTAGTCTTTTCGTTTATGGTGTCTACCTTCAGGATGCTCATTGCTTGATCTCCAAAAGTTCCATGTAAGAATAAGAACTTCCAGAAGTAGCTGTAAGCTCATTAAATCCTGCGCCAGAACCGTTAGCAGCAGGATATGCTGCCAGTTGCCATTTATAAATAGTGGCGCTTGTAGTAGCAGGGTTATCAATGTACGCCATTGCTTGAACTCTTCTGTTAGAGCTGCTGTTGTAAGCAGTTTGGTTAGAATACTCAAAACCGCCATATACGAGGTAACTATTCGTTGGTTGGAAGACTACGGTACTACCCCTAAGAAGTCTTATAGTGTGCGATCCTCCTGCATGGTAATGAAACATTACTTTTACAAGCGAGTCATTATGTTTTGGCGTAATAGATAGTGAAATAATATCAACATAAGAAGTAGTATTTGCAGCAGTGTTAGTAGTAAATCTACTTCCTATTATGTTTTGGACATACTGCCCTGCACTTGGTGTAAATGTTCCTGCACCAGCATCTAGTGTTTGGCCAGACGGTACAATAACCTTGTTAGCATTAGAGCCTGTCGTTGGCCCCTTCAGATTTTCTACTAGTAACGTACTCATCTAAATCACCGTTAAATTTCCGCTTACAGTCAACGTAGTTGACGAAGCTATAGTTAAAGGCCCAGTACAGGAAGCATTTTCAGTAGAAGCTATTGTAGTGTCTGTATCTAGCTGCTGCTCGTGAATACGAAAAATATCACCTTTGTTAACCGTTTCGCCTACATCACCCCTGTCGCCTTTATAAAACCCGCCACCAGCGTTAGCTGTAGCTTCTGTCAAAGCTGCAGCAGTAACACGAAGCTCAAGACGATCACCGCTAAGAAAAGCCCTAGCAGCTGTATTATCTTGTGCTCTAGTAACAGTTAAAACATCTGATGATCTAGCCGTACACTTTACAATCTCTAAATTATTAGCGGTATCAATTAGCGTAGCATAAAAATAATCATCAGTTGAAAGCGTAGGAAAACGGGCACCCTGACCACTAGCAAGAGTAATACTAGTAACACTATTATTAATACCAGTGTTAAGAGTGCCAAAGGCATTGTTTGTAAATTTGATGCCCATTCTTTACTTCCTTAGTTTACAGTTACTGTCCAAGTAATACCTAAAGTATCAGCTGCTCCTTTGTTGATAACAGAAAAAACTGTACGACACAACAAAGTACCAGAAGAACTTGCGTTAAGCAAACCTGCTTCCGTAATTGCACCGGTACCTGTACCCGCTGCAAACGTGGCAACATATGCTACTGCGTTTGCTGTAACAGTTGTTGACGTAAGTGCTACACGGCCTGCTTCAGAACCTAGCGCTGTATTAGCCGCTGCGGCTGCAGTGCTACCAGTTCCGATTGCCATATGGCTCATAGCTGTAGCTGATGCGTCTTTCATTCGTGACGCAATATAATTTTTACCTGTGGTAACTACTAAATTAGGAACAACAGTTTCCTGTGTAATGTTCCCTTCAGGATTTGTGACCGTAATCCGAAGTTCACCGGTCAGCTTAATAGAATCTTGAATCATGGTCATCTCCTTTACAAGATTGCTCTTTGCCCCACAGTGCTGTTGCCAGCGTTAAGAGGCGTTTGGTTAAAGTAATGCCCGCCCAGTGCACGGTCATCTTCGTCCACATCAGTATAATGGAAGTTGACAACAAGTCCAGAAGAACTTTCATCTGGGGCAGTTACGCGATCTGCAGCCA